AAACTATGGCTGTGACAACCTACATTGTAGACAAGGACGGTAATCAGATTGATGCTTCAACCGCTACCGTTCCTGCAAACCGTGACTTCCGAGGCGCTTGGTCGCTGTCGGGCAACGTAATCAGCGAAGACTTGGCGAAGGCGAAGGAAATCTTCCGCGACAAAATCCGCGAGGTTCGTGGCCCGCTGCTTGACGCAGAGGATGTGACCTACATGAAGGCGATGGAGGCTGACGACGCCGACGCGAAGGCTGCGTCTGTCGCTGCAAAGAACGCCCTGCGTGACGCACCTGCCGCCGCTGCGATTGATGCGGCCACCGACATCGCAAGCCTCAAGGCTGCTTGGGATGCTGACACCCTCGGCGACAGCCCCTACGCATGACCATTAGCGCCTTCACATTTGCCGAGGCGGCACTATCCGCAGACGACGCCGGCCTTGTAAAGACCGGCGACGCATCTGCGTCTGCTGCCATCACCGGAAGCGCAAGCTCGGCGCGCCAGCGCCTGCTCGCCGCAAGCGTGACCGGTGCCGCGTCCGTGTCGGCGCTGATCAAGATTACAGCGGCGATGTCCGCAGCGGTGTCGCTCGCCATCACCACCGCAAACGCGGCGACGCGCATCCGCAGCTACTCGGCGGCCGCACAGGCCGCGCTGACGGCCTCTGGTGTTGCTGCGGTGGTGAAGGTAATCGCCGCATCCGTATCCGCCGCTGTGAGCGCCGCTGGCGCTTCTGTGGCCATATTCGCGGGCATCGGTCAGGCCGCCGCGTCGATTGTGGCTACAATGCGCGCAAAGGTACTCGGCGAGGACTGGTCCGACACTGCGGCTGGCGGTGAGACGTGGACGGATGTATCATCGGACGGCGAGGTGTGGACAGAGGTCGATGCCGGTGACGAGGTGTGGAAAAAACAATGATCCAGTTCGGCGAGTGGCTCCCAGATCAGGCTGACATTTTGAACCCCGGCGTAACGGTCGCGACAAACGTCATGCCGGCAGCGGCTGGCTATCACTCGATGAACAGCTTCGTCGAATACTCGAACGCGGCTGATGGGACAATTCGTGGCATCTTTGCGGCGAAGGATAGCTCCGGCAACACGAAGCTGTTCGCCGGCGACGACGCGAAGCTGTACCTGCACAACACGTCCACAAACAATCTCGACGACATCAAGAAGACTGGCGGCTACGACCTGACCGGCGGCGAGCGCTGGCGGTTCATCCAGTTCGGTGACTATGTCATCGCGGCTGGCGGAACGGGCGAGGAACTCCAGTATTTCCAGCTAGGCACAAGTTCTGCGTTCGCAGACCTTGCCGGCTCACCCCCGAAGGCGGACTTCATCGCTGCGGTGCGCGACTTCGTCTGGGTCGCAAACCTCGACAGCGGATCGGGGCGCATCCCCTACCGCTGCCAGTGGTCCGGGTTCAACGACATTGACGGGTGGACGGTCGGCACGGATCAGTCCGACTTCCAAGACCTCCCTGACAGTGGCGCGATCACCGGCTTGGTCGGCGGCGAGTACGCGACGATCCTGACCGAGCGCGCGATCTTCCGCGCCACCTACAGCGGCCCGCCGCTGATCTGGCAGTTCGACAAGGTCGTGTCCGAGCGCGGGTGTAACTTCAAGAACTCGGTCTGCAATGCCGGCAACCTCGTCTTCTTCCTGTCGTCGGACGGCTTCTATGCGTTCGACGGTCAGCGCGCCACGCCCATTGGAAGCGAGCGCGTGAACGAGTTCTTCCTGCAAGATTTCGACAGTAACTACGATTACCGCATGTCTGCGGCGGTTGATCCGCTGAACGAGGTCGCGATGTGGTCGTACACCTCGACGCAGTCGCCGTCCGGCCAGCCCGACAAAATCCTGATCTACAACTACACGCTGAACAAGTGGTCGCTGGCGGAGGTCGAGGCTGATCTGCTTGCGCCTATGTTCTCGGCTGGCTACACGGTTGATGCGCTCGACAATCTCTCGGGAACGGTTGACGGGCTGAGCATTCAGCTAGACAGCCGCTTCTACAAGGGCGGGCAGTATTTCTTCGGCGGCGCATACGGTGACAAGATTTACGCCTTCACCGGCACGCCGCTGACTGCGACGATTGAGACGGCTGAGGCTCCCGTATCCACCGGAAAGCACTCCATCGTGACGCGCATATATCCGTATTACGAGGACGGCACGGTCACGCTGTCTGTCGGCACGCGGAATACGCAGGCGGACACGCCGACCTACACCAGCGCCGTGTCGCCGAATGACAGCGGGTTTGCCCCGTTCCGCTCGCAGGGGCGCTACCACAGGGCGCGCATGACGCTGTCTGGCGCGTGGGACAAGGCGCTAGGCATTGACATTGAGGCGAGGGACATCGGCAGACGATGACGACGCGCACCGCAAACTTCCGCAGGCTCAACCCGGTCACAGCTACCACACGCGAGATCGCAGAGCTTCTGAACCGCACCATCGACGGCGGCCTGAATAGCTGGGACTATGTGACGCTCTCTGCGTCCGCGACGGAAACAACGCACAGCGACCCGCGCTTCTCAAAGGAGAGCGTGGTGTTCTTCACTGCGATCAACGGCGCGCCGGAGAACTTTCACCCTTACATCAAATCGACATCCACTGATGGGACGATGAAGATTGGACACCTTAGCCACGGAAGCACCCAAGAGTTCGCCTACCTTATTATCGGTTGATCACTGGGCGCGTTGCTCGAAATACATCGAGGACGCGCTCGAATACGCAGGCGGCTCGCACACGATACAGGACGTGATGCTTGCTGTGTCGGAGGGCAAGGCCCAGTTCTTTCCGCTCGAAAGGTCTGCTATAGTGACGGAAGTGGTTGACTACCCGCAGAAGGCGATGTGCCGGATTTGGCTGGCGGGCGGCGACCTCGACGAGTTAATGGAAGCGGAAGTTGCACTCTGTGCGTGGGCCAAGGCGCAAGGGTGCGACGGGATGGAGATCATCGGGCGCAGGGGTTGGTCTCGACAACTTAAAGACTACCGGCAAAGTGCGGTGGTACTGATGAAGGATTTCAGCGATGAGTAAAGGCGGCGGCACCACAAGGCAGGTCACGCAGGTAATGACGGACCCGACCACGGCTCCGTTCAAGGAGTACGCGCTGTCCGAGGCGAAGCGCCTCTACGGCGAAGGTCCGATGCAATACTACCCCGGCCAGACGGTTGTGGGCTTTTCCCCTGAAACTGAAATGGCTCTTTCGGGCCTGCGCCAGCAAGCCATCACCGGCTCGCCGTTTATCGGAGCGGTTCAGGACGTGGTGATGCAGAACCTGATGGGTACGAACCCGCTTCAGGCTGCGGCGTTCCGCCCCGCCGTCGAGCAGGTTGAGGCGCAGTTCGGCAAGGCCGGGCGATACGGCTCCGGCTACCAGCAGGCGGCTGTTGCTCAGGCGCTCGCGCCGATGGCGTATCAGGCGCAGCAGGCGGCCATCCAGCAAGCCCCTGCGGCGCGCCAGCTTGGCTTCGCTGACCTCGAGACGCTTGCCGGCGTCGGCGCTGCCCGCGAGGCACAGGCGCAGGCCGAGCTTGCGGCAGACATCGAGAAGTTCCAGTTCGAGCAGCAGGCACCGCAGGCGGCGCTTGCGAACTACCTCGCATCGGTGCAGGGCGGCCAGCTTGGCACGCAGCAGATCACGCCGTACTACAGCAAGCCGGCCCTGTCCGCGCTAGGCGGCGCTCTGGGCGGCGCTCAGATTGGAAGCATGCTGGCGGGTCCGGGCGGAACGGTTAACCCGCTCTACGCGGTTGGTGGCGGCCTCTTGGGTCTTTTGGGGTAAGATATGGCAAACGGTCTTCTCGGAACTTCTTTTGACGATCCGCGCACACGCGCCAACCTCGCAATAGCGATGGGCTTGCTTGAGGCGGGAGGCCCGTCTCCTGTGCCAACCTCTATCGGTCAGGGGATCGGACGCGCCGGCATGATGGGCGTGCAAGCATACGACACAGCGCTTGCGGCGCAACGCGCCAAGAAGCTCGGGGACTTACAGTTCAAGACGGCGGAGGCGGAGCTTGCGAAGATGCAGGCTGAGGCTGCCAAGGCAAGGCAGCGCACTCAGCTTCTTGGGCAACTTGCCCTCGCCAAGACGCCGGAGGCGCGCGCGGCTATCTATGCTCGACTTGAACCCGCTGAGGTGGGGAAGGTTGCGTTTGAGCAACAGTTTAAGGCTCCGACGACGCAGGAGTTCATGACGCCCTCCGGCACGACCGAGCTTAGGGCGTACAACCCCGCCACGCGGCAGTACGACATCCCTCTGGGGATGACCAAGAAAGCGCCCGACCCAAAGACGATCACCGCTGGCGGCGTGACCGGCACTCTGGGGCAGGACATTTTCGGGCGCACGTCCTTCTTGCCACTTCCGGGCGCGCCTGTGACGCCGCAAACGCCTAGCACAATTCAGACTGGCGTCACCGGGACGCCGGGGGCTACGCAGCAGAACGTCTTGGTGCCTGACCCTACCGCGCCGGGCGGGTATCGGCTGGTGCCGGTCGGGCCAGCAAAGATACCTATGCCGCGTACCGGCCAGCGCATCACGACTGATGCCGAGGGGAATGTAGTTATTGAAACAGGCGTTTCTGTTGACGGTCTCGCAAAGCCGACCGTAAAGGCGATTGAGACGCAGATAATTGAGACAGAAAACGTCCTCGCAAGCCTAGATCAGATCGAAAGCATGTTCGACCCGTCGTATCTGACCATCCCCACTCAGCTAGAAAACTACGCCTCTTTGCAATGGGAAAAGTTGACAGGGATACCCGCTAAAGACGCACAAGGGCTTATCAATTACTCCCAGTTCCGAGCGCAGACGCAGAATTTGTTCAGCACAATCCTGAAGCAGCTTTCCGGTGCCGCTGTGACAAAGTTTGAGCTTGATAACGCCGAACGGTTCCTGCCGTCTGTAAAAGACAGCCCGACGCAGTTCAAGGCGAAGATGGAAAGTTTCCGCAATATCACTGCGGCGGCGCTTTACCGGGCGCAGCAGCTTCGCGCTGGCAACGACAAGATCACCGACAATTTGGCGCGGAAGTACCCGCTGTCGCTCCAAACGCAAGGCGGCAGCCTGATGTATATTGACGACTTCGTCCAGCAGTGGATGGCCCACCCTGACAACGCTGGCAAGACACAAGCTGATGCCCTGTCCGTTTGGGCAGAAAGCGCGAAGAAACAGGGGGCATAAAAATGAGCAACGGTCTTCTTGCATTTGAGCCGCAGCGCCCAGCACAGCCTATTGTCGAGACCGGCACAATGGACGCCGCGCCGGTCTCTACCGTTGCGGCTGCGTCTCTCATTCAAGACCCGCAGGCGCGGATGCGCTACTACTCGCAGCAGATGGGTATCCCGATGGAGCGCTTCGGCGTCAGCGACGGACGCATCGTTTACCGCACTGATCGCGGCACACTGCAAGCCGTGTCGCCCGGCCC